GACATCCTTAACCGAATTGGCGCTATGAGCGTTGATGAAATCAGACAACAGGAGGACTTGCTATCATGAAGATAACAATGCCAGTAACAATTACAGCAAGCGATGCAGAATCACGCATCATTGCCGGTCGCATCGTTCAATGGGATTCAGTCGGCAATACTTCTGCTGGTCAAACTGTTTTCTTACCTAACTCAATTACTTTTAACAAGAATACAAAGTTAGTCCTAGAGCATGAAATGACAAAGCCAATCGGCAAGTTAATGGAGTGGTCACAGGATGAAACTGGCATTACTGCTTCATTCAAGATCGCTAAAACAACTGCTGGCAATGACGCCCTTGAAGAGGCAGCGACTGGATTGCGTAGCGATTTTAGTGTGGGTGTGAAAGTAAATGCTTGGGACAACAAGGATGGCGTCATGGCTATCAGCGCATCACAACTAATCGAAGTTTCACTTGTAACTGAGGGAGCGATCCCAGGTGCAGAAGTGGAAAAGGTTGCAGCAACCGAAACACAGGGACAAGCTGCATCCGAATCAACCATGGAGCCTCAAATTGAGGAACCTAAGACCGAAGGAGATGACCTAGTGTCAGAAACCGTTTCAGAGGCAGTATCAACCGAGACGGTTGAAGCTGCAAAGTCAGAAGTAACTGCTGCGACAACACGTCCAGTATTTTACACAAATCCACGCGTGAACCTAGATGTAACAGCAGGTCAGTTCGCAATGGCACAAATCAATGCATCTCGCGGTGACGCAGATGCTCGGGATTTAGTTGCTGCTCTACAAGTTGCGACAGTTGCTGAAAACACAGGTATGGTTCCACCTAACTACCTAAAGGACGTTATCGGCATCATTGATAACTCACGTCCGTTTATCGATAGCATCGAGACGGCTGCCCTTCCAGTTTCTGGAATGAAAGTTTTCACTCCAAAATTGGGAACCAAGGCAACAGTTGCAGTAACAGCAGAGGGCGCAGAGTTCTCATCAACAGACACAACAGTCACATTCCAAGAGGATACAGTTGTTAAGTTTGCAGGCGCTGGCGTAATCAATGTTGAATTACTTGACCGTTCAGACCCAGGATTCTTGGATCTATATCTTCGCGAGTTGGCTGAATCCTACGCACAAAAGACAGATGCATACGCAGCACAAATCGCATCACAAAATGCAACAGCATCATCAGCAGCAACAATCTACGGCGCAATCGCTAAGGGTATTGCTGACTCATTCGGCGTACAGCGCTCAACACCAAACCGCCTACTTGTGGCTAACACAGGTGGAGAAGATGGTATCGACTTCGCAGGACTAGCAGCAGCAGTAGATACAACAGGTCGTCCACTATACGCAGCAGCAGCTCCGATGAACGCTAACGGCTTGCTTACACAGGGCTCAACAGCAGGAACAGTCGCAGGACTTGGACTTGTTGTAGATGCTAACTACACAGGTGACGATGCAAACGCAAAGCATGCACTCGTTTACCCATCAAACGCAATGCGCTTCCACGAAAGCAACCGCATTGAATTGCGCGCAAACATCGTAGCAAACGGTCGCATTGAGATCGGTCTATACGGATACGTCTGCGTAGTAAACCGTTACCCAGCAGCGTTCCGTAAGTTGAACGTAGCCTAATCACTTAATCATGCCGGGGGGGTTGCTCCCGATCTCCCCGGCAGTAGTTTAGAGAGGACGAAATGCCAAGTATCATCACAGCAACACAGTTGAGAACCGTGCTTGGTGTTTCGTCTGCTCTTTACAATGATGCATATCTTGATGACATCATCGATACATCTGAGGCAGTTATCTTGCCTTTACTTACAACTTTTGCATCACCAATCGCCAAGGTTTCGCTGACTAACAATGTCGCAACCTTTGAGACAGTAGGCATCCATGAGTTTACCGAGGGACAATCAGTTGTCATCGCTGGATGCGGATCACCATTTAACGGCACTCGAACAATCAATGATGATGTCGATGCATACACATTTACAGCAAACATCACTAATGCCGATATCACAGAACGCAACGTCATCCCTAGCGGATCCGCAACACTTACAGGCGCTGCTACATATGTCGGCGTTGCTGCGGTCGAGTCCGCAATCATCGTAGTTTCAGTTGAAGTATTTCAATCTCGTACTGCACCAGGAGGACAAATTGAAGGCGTGGATTTTGCTCCTAGCCCTTACCGCATGGGGCGCAGCTTGTTTAACCGCGTTGTCGGACTTCTGGGTTCGTATATTGATGTAGAAACGATGGCTCAATAATGCCATCAACAATTCTCTCGGCTGTTCGTACTCCTCTTGCCACAGCACTATCTGGAGTTTCAGCAAACGTATTTAGTTACGTTCCTGAGTCTATTCCAGCACCTGCTGTTGTTGTCGTTCCGGACTCTCCATACTTGGAGTTTGACACCATCGGCAAGAGCACCTTTCGATGCAAGATCAATATGACGATAACTTGTTGCGTTGCTTACAACAGCAATCCAGCATCGCTTGATAATATCGAGCAACTCATAACAAGTGTTGTGGCGGTTATACCTGCTGGATACGAAGTCCAGGCGGTTGATCGACCAACAGTTACGACAGTAGGCGCTGGCACTTTGCTGGTCGCAGATATACGCGTTGCCACTTGGTACACGCAGACAACATAAGGAGAACCAATAATGCCAACAACAGTCATTACGGGTCGCGACCTAGTACTCACAATCGCAACGGTTAATTACGATGCGCAGACAACTAGCGTCACACTCACAAACACACCAGTCATCGATGTTTATCAGACACTCGACGGCAAGGCTTACAAGCACACAGACGATCAATGGGCACTCAATATTGAGTTACTTGCCGACTGGGGAGCAACAGGCTCACTATTCGAAGCAATGTGGACTGCATGTGAAACAGCACCAAATACAACTCTTGCAGTTTCATTAACAGCTGCTACAGGCGCAGTATTCGCTTGTAACGTGTTGCCAGTATTCCCATCAGCTGGAGGCGCAGCACCAGGAGCACAGACTGACTCATGGGCTTTGACAGTGGTCGGAACACCAACCGAAACATTCAGCTAAAATCTAACAAACGGGAGCAAAGATGAAAAAAGAAATCACAATTACATACGGGTCTGGGGATCAGGCGACTTACATCGCCTATCCGCCTGACTTTGCTAAATGGGAAATGGCTAACAAGAAGTCCATTGTTGAGTTCTCAGGAATGTATGATCTGCTGTTTGTTGCACATAGCGCTATGAAGCGCGAAGCTGCTGGCAAGCCAGTCAAGGCTCTTGATATCTGGATGGAATCTATTGTTGATATTGAAGTAGGCATCGATAACCCAAAAGCCATGGACGAGGAAGTATCAGCCGACTCTTAATTGAGTTGGCAATAGCAACTCAGATCCCAATGAGCGAGTGGACATCCGCCGAGGATATCCTAACGGCAATAGAGATTCTGGAGGAGCGCAATGGCAGATGATCCAATCACCTATGATAAACAACAGTTGCGCGGAATCATCAAGGCATTTAAGGCAATGGATGATGAAGCAGTTGAAGCTGCTAAAAAAGAATCTTCTGCACTTGCTAAATTCGCTTCTGATAAAATTAAGACGGCAGCTGCGTCTCGTACCGTTGCAGGTACGGTTGCGCGTGGTATTGCTGAGGGAGTTTCGATAAGCAAGTCAAGTAAGGTCGGTGAGTTTTCTTACGGCTTTGCTCGTCAGAAGTTTAGCGGTGGTGGTTCAACCTTGGATCTGCTTTACGGTATGGAATTCGGTTCCAATCGTTTCAAGCAGTTCCCAAATCGAACACCTAGCAAGGGTAGAGGCAATGAAGGTTATTTCATCTATCCGACTTTGCGCGCGATTCAACCTGAATTGATTAAGCAATGGGAAGAAGCATTTGATCGCATCTTGAAGGAGTGGGACTAATGGCAGGAAATAGAACGCTTAAACTTTCGATTCTTGCTGATGTCGATAACCTCAAGAAAAACCTGAGTCAGAGTACAGACGACGTTCAAGGTTTTGGAAACAAGATTGATGGATTCGCTGGTAAGGCAAAAGCTGCATTCGCTGTTGCTGGAGTAGCAGCTGCTGCTTATGCTGGAAAATTGCTAGTTGATGGTGTCAAGGCTGCCATCGAGGATGAGCAAGCACAGATACGCCTTGCCAACGCTTTAAGAAACACAGTCGGCGCAACGGATGATGCTATTGCCTCAGCTGAGGATTGGATTCTTAAGCAAGCCTTGGCAACTGGTGTTTCTGATGACGAATTAAGACCAGCCCTCGAAAGACTGACTCGATCCACAAAAGACATCGAGGAAGCACAAAAACTTACTAACCTTGCCCTGGATATTGCAGCTGCAAAAAATATCTCAGTCGAAACTGCTGCTAACGCATTAGCAAAAGCCAACGACGGGCAGACAGGCGCACTCAAGAAACTTGGCATAACTCTCGGAGACAATGCCAACAATCTTGCCGAATACAACAAAGTCCAAAAGCAACTGGCTAAGGCTCAGGATGAAGCCAATTTTGCTTTAGAAAATTACGGTCCAAAATCAAAAGAATATATCAAGGCTTCTGCAAAAGTCACAGAAGCGCAGGAGAAAGTAAACTTTGTTGCACAGTCAGGCATCGATGTTTTTGGTGAGTTAGGCAAAGAATTCGCAGGAGCAGCTGCTGAATCAGCCAACACCTTCCAAGGCAAAATGGATCGCTTGAAAATTGCATTTGATGAAACCAAAGAAACCGTCGGTGCATTTGTATTAGATGCGATCACGCCATTGCTCGGATTTGTTGTGGACAAAATTGTCCCAGCCGTTGAATCATTTATCGGTGCCATGGGCGGTAAAGAGGGACTTGGCGAGGCTTTCAAAGGTGTTTCAGATTTTGCTAAAAAGATATTTACGCCTGTCATTGAAGCAATGAAAGATGCATTTGATAAAATCAAAAAGGTTGTTATGGATAACAAAGATGAATTTGAGGCTTTGTTTAAGTTCTTGAAAACCTTTGTTGCACCATTTTTGGGATTGGTTTTGAAGTTAGCCATTCAACAAATTGGCGACACAATTTCATTCGTGGTGGGTGCAATCGGAAAATTAATTACGGGATTTGAAAAAATCATTTCCTTGGGAGGCAAAGTCAAAGACTTGCTTGGCAAGATTCCGGGGCTTGGTTTTCTCAATGGCAACTCAGCGCCTCAAAATACTGGCAGTTTGTTTGTACCAGGTAGCAGTCCAAACATTGCTCCTAACGGGCGCATGAATGGCGGGGCAACGGTGAACATCAATGTTTCAGGTGCAATCGATCCTATTAGTACTGCTCGACAGATTGCTCAGATTCTTAACACAGAGGCAACGCTCAGCGGAACATTTAGCAACCTTGGCGGATCTAGATTGGTTTCTAGCGTATGACCTGGAGTCCCAATCCAACAGTAACCATTGATGGAGTATCGTTCACAAATAAATCATTGTGGAACGTATCTGTATCTTTTGGTCGCACAACCATTTGGGAACAGTCTCGGGCAGGTTATGCAACTATCAGCATCCTAAACGCCAACAATCAAGACTTTGGGTTTGATATGAATCATGACGTGATAATCACGGTTGATGATTCAAACGGAGATCCAGTCACCCTATTTACTGGCAAAATCTCCAACGTGTCTAACAGCGTTCAAGCTGCTGGCACCAGCGCAACGGTTGCCATTCAGACGATCTCAGCCCTTTCAACTTTTGCTCAAATGGCTCGATCTGTTATCGGTGACACATCTTGGGCTAAAGAGTTTGACGATGCTCGAATGACTCGAATCTTTACGGATGCTGGGGTCACTATTGATACGGTGGACACTCCTCCCGTCTATGAGTTTACTGCCAGAAATGCCAGTCCAGCAGATGCGTATTCTTTAGCATCAGAATATGCAAGCATGGCATTTGGCTACATTTACGAGACCCCAACTGGGAGCGTTGGCTTTGCCAATGAGTCACGCAGATTCTTGGCAGAACGCGATAACGGCTATTTCAATATCCCAAAAGATTACATTCTCTTTAATGGTCTGCAAAGTCAGAAAACCTTATCTGACATCATGAATTCAATTATTATCAGTTACAAAGCCAATGCTAAAAAGACGGCATCCGATGCGGTATCGATTGCCAATTACAGCCTAGTTGCAGGATCAGTTTCAACGGAGTTAGAAAAAGGCTCAGATGCCCAGGTGCAGGCTGATCGATACATCACCCTAAGAGCGTATCCTCGAACCTCCCTCTCATCATTTACCATTCAACTAGACTCACCAAATGTCGCAGATGCTGATATTGATGAGCTGCTCAACATCTCCATGGACAAAGCCATCGAAATCGATAACCTGCCTTTGGCGATCAAGAACACAACCTATCGCGGTTTCGTAGAGGGCTGGACTTTTAGTTTCAACAACATTCAGGTAAGCCTGACTTTTGACAGTTCTGACGTGGCTTACTCAGTCACTCCAACACGCTGGCAGGATGTCGATCCAGCCCTTATCTGGAATGATGTTGATCCAGCAGTAACATGGGATACTTTCGATGACATATACTAAGGAGCAAAGAAATGGCTAATACGCCGAATTACAACTGGACTACGCCTGACAACACAGGATATGTAAAAAACGGCGCGCTAGACATGAGAACGCTGGGAAACGCAATCGATTCAACGACTTACTCACTGCAACTTTCAATCGAAAGTTTCATTCACCCTTTCCTATTGATGGGAGCATAAAGCATGGCAACAGCATATAAAATCTTGGGGCAAGCTGCTCCAGCAGCTACGACAGCGACAGACCTTTACACAGTCCCAGCTTCCACTAGCACAATCATTTCGTCTTTGACAGTATCTAACCGATCAACAACATCAGCGGCAACCTTTAGACTTTCGACAAGTGCAGCCGGTGCTGCAACTGCGGACAAAGATTATATTGCCTATGACATCACCATCGCTCCTAGTGGCATTGTTATCTTGACGGTTGGCTTAACTTTGGCTACAACTGACAAGGTTCGCGTTTATGCTTCAACTGCTAATCTTTCATTCAATGCTTATGGAACGGAGATTTCATAATGGGATTTACAGCGATTCCAGGTGGAGACATCTGGCTACAAATTGGCACTACACAGACTCCTACTAGCGGATCATCCGTTTCATTTACAAGCATCCCACCAGTAAAGAAGCTGCGTATCCTAGTTAACAGCGTTACCCAAACAGCATCTAGTCGTCTGGTTTTAGTGTTAAACAATGACACAGGCGCAAAATACACTTACGCATGGAACGGTGTCGTGGCACAAATTACGGCATCATCATCAAATCTTGGCGAAATCCGTTTAGGTCGCGCAGGAGGCACAAACATCATCTGCGACATCGAGTTCGATTACGCTAACCAAGCCTGTCCAAAATTGATTCAGGGCATGGCAGATAACAAGGCTGCTAACGGTGACACCATGAACCAAATCTGGGGAAACTATAACTCAACCGATTCAATCAATCGCATTGATGTTGTCAGTTCCACATCTACTTTTGCAGCTGCAAACACAGGTACTATTGCAATCTATGGAGCCTTCTAATGCCTAAGACAACTAGACCAGAAACAACAGAAGTTAATTGCGAGACAGGCGAAGTGATTGTCCGTCCAATGACAGATGAGGAATACGCCTCTTACTTGGTAGTACAAAGTCAAGATGAAGCCGAGACTGAGTAAGTCCGTAATCCAACTCAGAGAGCAGGCAGACGATTCTTATCCAGATCGAAAGCGTGATTCTGACGGGACAATCGGAGACTTGCGGCATCAAGCCAAAAAGAGCGATCACAACCCTGACCCTCATACAGGGTATGTCCGCGCTCTCGATCTCGATGTTGATTTCAACCGACAAGCCAATACAGCTGCTTACATTGCCGACCAGATTCGAATTGCAGCCAAGTCAGATAAGCGCATTGCATATGTCATATTTAACCGCAAGATTGCAAGCGCTAGAAGCCTTTGGCGCTGGCACAAGTACAGAGGAATCAATCCGCATACCAGCCACATCCACATCAGTTTTACGAAGGCTGGCGATGAAGATCAAAAGTTTTTTAACATCCCATTACTAGGAGGCAGTAAATGAAGGAAGTCATCAAGCGCTTTAAGTCACCAAAGTTTAAGGCTGCTTTTAAGGATTACCTGGTAGGAGTTGGCGCATCTGCAATCGCAGCTGCTCTGGCTTTGGCAATGGACTTTGCACCAGAGTACGCAATCTTGATTGCTGGTATTACTGCACCAGTTGCAGCGTGGGCAGATAAGAATCGCAAAGAGTATGGCAGAACGGAGTGACCGCCAATGATTGGGCAGGGCTCATCCTTGCCATTGCATCGACGCTTGCTATTTTTGTTGGCGGTTTGCGTTATCTGGTTCGCGGTTGGTTGTGGACTCTTACGCCGAATGGTGGATCATCTCTCGCAGACCGATTGGCAAGAATAGAGACACGCCAAGAACAGATGATGGAATTACTTAAGAAGTAAGGGACACTTATCCACATGGCAAGAAAAGCAACTAAAGCACTAGAGGATCAGGGTTACTCAAAACTCGATGCTTATTGCATTGGGTTACATGAGTATTACCAATCATTGCGTAAGGCTGGCTTTAACGAGGATCGCGCTCTTTACCTTTTATCGGTCGTAGATTCTTATCCTGGGTGGATTTTGCCAGATCCAATCGAGCCAGAGCGTTATGGCGATTACGAAGATGAGGATGACGATTAAGCGAATAGTCGTAGTCTCGGACTTACAAGTCCCATACCATGACAGGGTTGCCACTCGTAACCTTGCTAGTTTCATTCAGAAGTTTAAGCCAGATCAAGTCGTAACTATTGGCGATGAGATTGACCTTCCCCAGATAAGTAAATGGGAGGAAGGGCGCATGGGCAGTTATGCTCAAACGCTCGATGATGATCGTAACGAGGCGGTTCAGCTGCTATGGGAATTAGGCGTTACTGACTGCATAAGGTCAAATCACACAGACCGCCTATACAACATCATCATGGCTAAAGTGCCTGCCTTTGGCGCTTTACCTGAATTGCGCTTTGAGAAGTTTATGAAGTTTGATGAATTGGGCATTACCTTTCACAAGAACCCCATGCCGATTGCGCCTGGCTGGATTGCAGTCCATGGCGATCACACACCGATAAAGCCACTAGGGGGCTTATCAGCCCTTGAAGCAGCCCGTAGGCATGGCAAGAACGTCATCTCAGGGCATACTCACAGAGCAGGGCGTTCAGCCTTCTCAGAGGCTTCTGGAGGGCGTATCGGGCGTGTTCTGCATGGTGTTGAAGTAGGCAACCTGATGGACTTCAAACAAGCTGCATACACTAAAGGCGTGGCTAACTGGCAACAGGCGTTCGCCATCATCTATGTAAACAAGGCAAAAGTCCAGGTGGACATAATTAACATTGAGAAGGACGGCACGTTTATCGTTGCTGGAAAGTCATACGGCAGAGCCCGATAATGGATGATCTGCACATAGACATCAGACACACGCTTGATGATGCAGTTGATTTAGGAGAATCGTTATCGTTTCGTTACCAAATAAACGTGTAATTGTCTGCTAGATGTGAGACCGTAATCCAGTAGCCAACCCAGGCTACGGAATCGGGAGTAAGTACATGAGTTTTGAAATGCCAATGATCGTGTTATTACTAGCAGCTAATGCCCTTTGGTATTTAGTGGGCTGGGCAAAAGGCTTTAACGAAGGCAAACGAGAAGGATTGATCGTTGCCAAGTCCTATCAGCGTGTGAGTGAAAATGCGCGCTGATGACATCCTTGACGAAGCAAAAGACCTTATCCAAGACCGAGGTAAAGATTACGGCTTGGCAGCTCTCAATCACCTTCGAATTGCCAAACTCTGGTCAGCCTACCTTGAACGCAACATCGAGCCTCACGAAGTCGCAATCTGTATGGCACTTGTCAAAATCTCACGCTTACAAGAGACAAGCCTCCACGCAGACAGTTACAAGGACGGCTGCGCATACATTGCGCTCGCTGGACAAATTGCATCAACTGATTGGAGTGACCTTGACAGTTATTAAGTCTGCTCCTGGAGTCTGGTGCGATTACTGCAAAACCAGATATGGAACAAATTCCATACTTGGGCAAAAGGCAGCTAGTTACACAGTTATCAGCAATCACCCAAAGAGCCAAGGTGTTAGACGGCATTACTGCAATGCATGCGCCATCGATGTCCAGTCGTGGGCAGATGGTACGGTCTGGTCATTACCAGAACAAACCGATTACCTAATGAAACAAGAGGAGTTACCAAGTGTTTAACCTAGCAGATTATGAAACGGTGGAATCAAGGCTGGAAAAGTTTATTAAGGACTTTCCGGACTTTAGAATATCGACAGAATTGGAGAGTTACCAGAATGATAGATTCATTGTTAAAGCGTACTTATATCGAACTTACGCTGATGGTGTCGCGTTCACGACAGGATACGCTGAGGAGAAAGTTACTGATCGAGGCGTTAATTCAACTTCAGCGCTGGAGAATTGCGAGACTTCAGCAATCGGTCGAGCGCTTGCGAACGCGGGTTATGCTGCTAAAGGAAAGCGTCCATCTAGAGAAGAAATGAGCAAGGTCGAACGACTAAGCGCCAAGGACATTGCCAAGGCTAAGGAAGTACCAAGTTTCAAAACAAAAGAGGAAGCACTAGCTGCGGATCCTTGGAGTAAAGAGCCTATCTATGGCGATGTTACTCAGCCTCCAGCAGTAACAGCAGCTGAGGCTATTGCCAATGTTCAGGACATTCTGGGAGGAACTAACTCAGAAGGTTGTGTCCATGGTGACATGGTTTGGAAAGAGGGCGAAAAGGCTGGACGTGCTTGGGGTGGATTCTTCTGCGGTTATGCACCAAGGACAGGCGAAGCCAAGTGTTCAACAGTCTGGTACAACCTTGGATCAAATGGCAAGTGGGAGCGACAGAAATTAAGGAGCGTGTGATGGGCTTTGTTGAAGTAAACATCAATGGTCAATGGATGAACCTGATGCACTTGACTTTAAGATGTCAGTTGTGCAATGAGGAAATCATATTGGCTCATGTGGCAAAGATTGAGAACGCAGATGCTCCAGTCAATGCAACGTGGACATGTAAGAAGTGTCATTCAATCAATGGCTAATCATCGAAAACATCGAGGATATCGGACTCAAAAGGTTGTAGCCGATTACCTTAAACAATGGTGGCAATATGCAGATACGGCTGGTGCTGGTCGTCAGGGTGAGGACATTCTCAATATTCCGACTATCAGCATCGAAGTTAAAGCCAGAGCAGACTTTCAGCCTTTAGCCTGGATCAAACAAGCTGAAACAAATGCTAACGGCAAGATGCCAATGGTAATCATGCGATGTAACGGTCAAGGCGAGGATGTGGGCGAATACCTGGCATTTGTTAAAGTCAAGGACATTATGCCGATATTGCATTTAGTTGCACCAACAGATATACCAGCCCATTGTGACAAATGTGGGGCTTGGACATTTATGGAAAGGAAGTGCCTATCATGCCAACTTACGAATACAAATGCGTTAAATGCCAAATAAGCATGGAGTTAGAAAAGTCAATACATGAGGAGGCAGATCCAATTTGTTGCGGTGAATCAATGCGTAGGGTTTATGGATCATTCGGCATATCCTTCAAAGGTAATGGATGGGGTCATCAATGAAACTGGTACTAGATCCAGCATCAAGCATGAGATCGTTTTACTTTAACAAGACTGACGATCGAGTGCTGTTTGGTGACATCCGAGAGGATGAAACCCATTTATTAACCAATGGTCAGATAATCCATATCAAACCAGATCAAGTCATGGATTTCAGAGCCATACCATACGCAGATGACACATTTCAGGCAGTTATCTTTGATCCGCCACATTTACTAAATCTGAGTGAAAAATCTTGGATGCGTAAGAAGTATGGCGTATTAGACAAAGAGACCTGGCGTGATGATTTAACTAAAGGCTTTGCAGAGTGCTTTCGAGTGTTAAAGCCAAATGGGACTTTGATATTCAAATGGAACGAAACATCAATCATGCTTAAAGACATACTGGCACTTACTGATCAAAAGCCATTAATTGGGCATCCATCAGGGAAGCGTATGGGTACTCATTGGGTAATGTTTATGAAAGGTAACGCATGAAACGACACGCCCAGACACGCCCAAGATCCACGCTGTTGATTGCGTTGTTTGGTACGCTAACGGCGCAGAGCCCATCAAGGGCTCACCGCGACCCGCTGAGGCGGGTAGGTCGCGGGGTGCTAGTAGCTATTGGGATATCTCTGTTTACACCGGCTTATGCCGATGCACCTGTAGAGGCTAAAAGATTAACGATTAAAGAATATGCAGCTATATTGGTAGATGATGATAAGCAGATGAAATGCTTAGGTAAGTTATATGGCAAAGAGTCAGCATGGAATCCAGATGCTGTTAATGGCTCTCATTATGGAATACCACAAGGACGATCTATATATCTAAAGACTGCATTACCAGAGCAACAGATTATGTGGGGCTTGAAGTACATCGATAACAGATATGGTTCACCATGTAAAGCATGGGACTTCTTTCAAAGGAATAACTATCACTAATGAATACTGATGAGACTATGATTAAGTGCAGTAGGTGTGAGACAGATACACCTGAGTCAGAGCTGCTATCTGTCCATGCATGGTGGGTATGTGGTATTTGTTATGATGAATTGTAATGGCTAGACAGTCAGCGTTAAGAGATGATGGTAGTACTGCACTATGGAGACGGATACGTCAGCGCGTACTGACAAGAGATCAACATACTTGTCAGCGATGTGGATTAGAAGCAACGCATGTAGATCACATCATACCTAGACGACTGGGTGGTGATGATGGCATGGATAACCTGCAAGCATTATGCAAACAATGCAATTTAAGTAAGGGGGGTGGTTTTTTTGAAATCAAAACGACACCCATGACCCCCCTTGGATCTTTTGCCCCCAAAAACGGCTCAATAAGCCACTATCAGGAGAGTACTGACTAACTATGACTCAAAACCCTCAAACAGGCTTAGAACAGCCTCCTACGGCTTACCTAGGGGCGACAGAACCCCGTATTAGGTCAAAACCAGTCGATTTACCTTCTAAAGGTCAAGAAATGATCGACTTTGTAGAGAAATTGATTGATCCAGTCACAGGTCAGCCCTTCAAACTGCTACCTTGGCAGAAACTTTTGGCTATGGAAATGCATCGAGTCAAGCCTGATGGACGCTGGTATCACAATGAAATTGGGGTGATTATCGCTCGTCAGAATGGTAAATCTACCTTCATGCAGCTTCGAATCTTGGCTGGAATGTTCCTTTGGGGTGAGCGTTTACAAGTTCACACAGCCCACAAACTCACAACATCATCTGAAATCTTTTGGAAGATTGACGAAATCATTCAAGCCAATGAACAACTTGTGACTCGGTTTGTTAAAAAGTATGAAACCAAGGGAAGCCAAGAGATTAAACTCAATGATGGCACTCGATATCTGGTCAGAGCCAACAACTCAGCTGCTCGCGGTATTGCAGCGCCTGACGTAATCCATCTGGACGAAGTACGTGAATACAAAGATGACGAAGTTTGGGCATCGCTTCGCTTTACTCAGATGGCAAGCAAGAATCCGCAAGCGATTATGTATTCCAATGCTGGAGATCAGCACTCAGTAATCTTGAATCGCATGAGAGAGCGAGGACTTGCAGCAGCTGCGGGTTCAGATGATCCGATTGGTTGGTTTGAGTGGAGCGCTGAGCCAGGTTGCCCAATCGATGACATGAAAGGTTGGCAGCAAGCCAATCCGTCACTCGGATACACAATTCACATCGACAATCTCAAATCTGCCATGTCAGATGATGAGTCTATTATTCGCACAGAGTTATTGTGCCAATGGGTGAGCCAGATTAACCCAGCCATCAATCCGTCAAGTTGGACAGAGTGCGCGTCTGAGGGTACGCTCGCTCTGGATCGGGAGCAACCAACTTGGATGGCTATTGATCTATCACCAGATCGAAAAGCAGCCGCGTTAGTGGCAGCGCAGAGGCTTGATGGGGACAAGTTTTGCGTTGTGTTATTGGAAACGTATTCGAATCCAGTAAACATTGACGATAAAGACCTGGCTAACAGCATCGCAGTATGGGCGCGTAAGTACTCAGTCGAAACTGTTGCCTATTCTCGTCAAACCGCTGGCGCGGTTGCTTTTCGGTTGGCTCCAGCAGGAATACCGACGACTCCTATCGACGGCGCTATTTATGGGCAAGCCTGCGATGAAATGTTGTCGGCAATTACCTCCCAGCGCCTAGTTCATGGCAATCAAGTCGAGTTAAATAAGCAAGTCCTATCCGCAGTCAAACTTCCATTTAAGGATGGTGGCTGGTACTTAGGGCGCAAAGCCTCAGCTGCGACAATCTGCGCGACTGTTGGCATGGCGATGGTGTCTCACTTTGCGACACGTCCAGACTCAGAAGTGGATATCGTGTTGGGTTGATTATGCTATAATTTTATGCTAATGGCACTCAGAGATTTCTTCGCAAAGGCTCCTGAACCCGTAGGACTTACGGTTGATGCAGCTGCGACTCCAGCACCTTTTAATAACTCAATTCAGAGTTTATTTTATCCTTTAGCAACTGCTAATCGTCAGCAAGCAATGGCAGTTCCTACAATAGCAAGAGCGCGCAATATCATCTGCTCGACTGTTGCATCGTTGCCATTAGAGCAACGCATCAAATCTTCCGGGGTACGAGTTGAACCCAATCGCGTAATTAACCAACCTGATTCACGCGTCCCTGGATCATCTATCTACGCTTTTATTGCTGAGGATTTGTTATTCCATGGCGTGGCGTATGGACAAGTACTAGCAATGTATGCAGATGGACGCATCCAAGAATGGACACGCGTTTCACCTGATCGAGTTACATATACAACAAACTCAAGCAACACAGAGATCATCGGTTACTCAGTTGATGGTACTGCGGTTCCTTCAATGGGTATTCGCAGTTTGGTTGTATTCAATGGACTTGATGAAGGATTCTTATCGCGCGCAGGTCGCACAATTCGTGCAGCTGTTGCACTAGAGAACGCATCAGAAGCATTTGCTAAAGAGCCAGTACCAATGATGGTTCTAAAGTCAAACGGCACAAATCTTACTAGCGAGCGTATTGGCAAACTGCTTGAAGCCTGGCGCGTTGCCCGCACAACTCGGAGTACAGCATTTCTTAATGCCGATGTTGAATTGCAGGCAATGGGAATTGATCCAAACAAACTGCAACTCAATGAAGCGCGTCAGTACGTTGCTTTAGAGTTATGTCGCGCAGCAGGATTGCCTGCATACTTTGCAAACGCTGAAGCAACTTCAATGACTTACTCAAACGCAATCTCAGAGCGCAGATCACTCGTTGATTTCTCTTTGCGTCCTATCTTGACAGCAATCGAACAGCGTTTATCTATGGCTGACTTTGTTGGACAAGGCAATGACGTGCGTTATGCACTTGATGATTTCTTGCGCGGTAATCCTTTGGAGCGCGCGCAGGTTTACGACATCCTTAACCGAATTGGCGCTATGAGCGTTGATGAAATCAGACAACAGGAGGACTTGTTATCATGAAAATAACAATGCCAGTAACAATCACGGCAAGTGATGCAGAGTCACGTATCATCGCTGGTCGCATCGTTCAATGGGATTCAGTAGGCAATACATCTGCTGGTCAAACAGTATTTTTGCCAAACTCAATTACTTTTAACAAAAATACCAAACTAGTTTTAGAGCATGAAATGACAAAGCCAATCGGCAAGTTGATGGAATGGTCACAGGATGAAACAGGTATTACTGCTTCATTTAAGATTGCCAAGACAACTGCTGGCAATGACGCGCTTGAAGAAGCAGCGACTGGATTGCGTAGCGATTTTAGTGTGGGTGTGAAAGTAAACGCTTGGGATAACAAGGATGGCGTTATGGCTATCAGCGCATCACAACTAATCGAAGTTTCACTCGTTACTGAGGGAGCAATCCCAGGTGCGGAAGTGGAAAAGGTTGCAGCAACCGAAACACAAGGAACAGCTGCATCCGAATCAACCCAGGAACCTCAGATCGAGGAACCTAAGACCGAAGGAGATGACCTAGTGTCAGAAACCGTTTCAGAAGCAGTATCAACCGAGACGGTTGAAGCTGCAAAGTCAGAAGTAACAGCTGCGACAACACGTCCAGTCTTTTACACAAATCCTCGCGTAAACCTAGATGTTACAGCAGGACAATACGCAATGGCACAGATCCAAGCAACACGCGGTGATGCAGATGCTCGCGATCTAGTTGCAGCACTACAAGTTGCAACAGTTGCTGAAAACACAGGTATGGTTCCACCTAACTACCTAAAGGATGTTATCGGCATCATCGATAACTCACGTCCGTTTATCGATAGCATCGAGACAGCTGCACTTCCTGTTTCTGGAATGAAGGTTTTCACTCCAAAATTGGGAACCAAGGCAACAGTTGCAGTAACAGCAGAGGGCGCAGAGTTCTCATCAACAGACACAACAGTAACCTTCCAGGAGGACACAGTTGTTAAGTTCGCAGGCGCAGGCATCCTTGATGTCGAGTTGCTTGACCGTTCAGACCCAGGATTCCTAGATCTATATCTACGCGAGTTGGCTGAATCATACGCAATCAAGACAGATGCATATGCAGCTCAGATTGCAGCACAGAACGCAACACAGTCATCAGCAGCAACAATCTACGCAGCTATTGCTAAGGGTATTGCTGATTCATTTGGCGTAATGCGCTCAACACCAAACCGCCTACTTGTTGCTAACACAGGTGGCGAGGATGGTATCGATTTCGCTGGTTTGCTTGGCGCAGTAGATGGATCAAGTCGTCCCCTATACGCAGCAGCAGCACCATCAAATGCTAACGGTCTTGTAACACAAGGATCGACATCAGGCACAATCGCAGGTCTAGGACTTGTTGTTGATGCTAACTACACAGGCGACGATGCAGGCGCAAAGCATGCACTTGTTTACCCATCAAACGCAATGCGTTTCCATGAGAGCAACCGCATCGAACTACGTGCAAACGTAGTTGCTAACGGTCAGGTTGAAATCGGTCTATACGGATATGTTTGCGTAGTAAACCGTTACCCAGCAGCGTTCCGTAAGTTGAACGTAGCCTAATCACTTAATCATGCCGGGGGGGTTGCTCCCGATCTCCCCGGCAGTAGTTTAGAGAGGACGAAATGCCAAGTATCATCACAGCAACACAGTTGAGAACCGTGCTTGGTGTTTCGTCTGCTCTTTACAATGATGCATATCTTGATGACATCATCGATACATCTGAGGCAGTTATCTTGCCTTTACTTACAACTTTTGCATCACCAATCGCCAAGGTTTCGCTGACTAACAATGTCGCAACCTTTGAGACAGTAGGCATCCATGAGTTTACCGAGGGACAATCAGTTGTCATCGCTGGATGCGGATCACCATTTAACGGCACTCGAACAATCAATGATGATGTCGATGCATACACATTTACAGCAAACATCACTAATGCCGATATCACAGAACGCAACGTCATCCCTAGCGGATCCGCAACACTTACAGGCGCTGCTACATATGTCGGCGTTGCTGCGGTCGAGTCCGCAATCATCGTAGTTTCAGTTGAAGTATTTCAATCTCGTACTGCACCAGGAGGACAAATTGAAGGCGTGGATTTTGCTCCTAGCCCTTACCGCATGGGGCGCAGCTTGTTTAACCGCGTTGTCGGACTTCTGGGTTCGTATATTGATGTAGAAACGATGGCTCAATAATGCCATCAACAATTCTCTCGGCTGTTCGTACTCCTCTTGCCACAGCACTATCTGGAGTTTCAGCAAACGTATTTAGTTACGTTCCTGAGTCTATTCCAGCACCTGCTGTTGTTGTCGTTCCGGACTCTCCATACTTGGAGTTTGACACCATCGGCAAGAGCACCTTTCGATGCAAGATCAATATGACGATAACTTGTTGCGTTGCTTACAACAGCAATCCAGCATCGCTTGATAATATCGAGCAACTCATAACAAGTGTTGTGGCGGTTATACCTGCTGGATACGAAGTCCAGGCGGTTGATCGACCAACAGTTACGACAGTAGGCGCTGGCACTTTGCTGGTCGCAGATATACGCGTTGCCACTTGGTACACGCAGACAACATAAGGAGAACCAATAATGCCAACAACAGTCATTACGGGTCGCGACCTAGTACTCACAATCGCAACGGTTAATTACGATGCGCAGACAACTAGCGTCACACTCACAAACACACCAGTCATCGATGTTTATCAGACACTCGACGGCAAGGCTTACAAGCACACAGACGATCAATGGGCACTCAATATTGAGTTACTTGCCGACTGGGGAGCAACAGGCTCACTATTCGAAGCAATGTGGACTGCATGTGAAACAGCACCAAATACAACTCTTGCAGTTTCATTAACAGCTGCTACAGGCGCAGTATTCGCTTGTAACGTGTTGCCAGTATTCCCATCAGCTGGAGGCGCAGCACCAGGAGCACAGACTGACTCATGGGCTTTGACAGTGGTCGGAACACCAACCGAAACATTCAGCTAAAATCTAACAAACGGGAGCAAAGATGAAAAAAGAAATCACAATTACATACGGGTCTGGGGATCAGGCGACTTACATCGCCTATCCGCCTGACTTTGCTAAATGGGAAATGGCTAACAAGAAGTCCATTGTTGAGTTCTCAGGAATGTATGATCTGCTGTTTGTTGCACATAGCGCTATGAAGCGCGAAGCTGCTGGCAAGCCAGTCAAGGCTCTTGATATCTGGATGGAATCTATTGTTGATATTGAAGTAGGCATCGATAACCCAAAAGCCATGGACGAGGAAGTATCAGCCGACTCTTAATTGAGTTGGCAATAGCAACTCAGATCCCAATGAGCGAGTGGACATCCGCCGAGGATATCCTAACGGCAATAGAGATTCTGGAGGAGCGCAATGGCAGATGATCCAATCACCTATGATAAACAACAGTTGCGCGGAATCATCAAGGCATTTAAGGCAATGGATGATGAAGCAGTTGAAGCTGCTAAAAAAGAATCTTCTGCACTTGCTAAATTCGCTTCTGATAAAATTAAGACGGCAGCTGCGTCTCGTACCGTTGCAGGTACGGTTGCGCGTGGTATTGCTGAGGGAGTTTCGATAAGCAAGTCAAGTAAGGTCGGTGAGTTTTCTTACGGCTTTGCTCGTCAGAAGTTTAGCGGTGGTGGTTCAACCTTGGATCTGCTTTACGGTATGGAATTCGGTTCCAATCGTTTCAAGCAGTTCCCAAATCGAACACCTAGCAAGGGTAGAGGCAATGAAGGTTATTTCATCTATCCGACTTTGCGCGCGATTCAACCTGAATTGATTAAGCAATGGGAAGAAGCATTTGATCGCATCTTGAAGGAGTGGGACTAATGGCAGGAAATAGAACGCTTAAACTTTCGATTCTTGCTGATGTCGATAACCTCAAGAAAAACCTGAGTCAGAGTACAGACGACGTTCAAGGTTTTGGAAACAAGATTGATGGATTCGCTGGTAAGGCAAAAGCTGCATTCGCTGTTGCTGGAGTAGCAGCTGCTGCTTATGCTGGAAAATTGCTAGTTGATGGTGTCAAGGCTGCCATCGAGGATGAGCAAGCACAGATACGCCTTGCCAACGCTTTAAGAAACACAGTCGGCGCAACGGATGATGCTATTGCCTCAGCTGAGGATTGGATTCTTAAGCAAGCCTTGGCAACTGGTGTTTCTGATGACGAATTAAGACCAGCCCTCGAAAGACTGACTCGATCCACAAAAGACATCGAGGAAGCACAAAAACTTACTAACCTTGCCCTGGATATTGCAGCTGCAAAAAATATCTCAGTCGAAACTGCTGCTAACGCATTAGCAAAAGCCAACGACGGGCAGACAGGCGCACTCAAGAAACTTGGCATAACTCTCGGAGACAATGCCAACAATCTTGCCGAATACAACAAAGTCCAAAAGCAACTGGCTAAGGCTCAGGATGAAGCCAATTTTGCTTTAGAAAATTACGGTCCAAAATCAAAAGAATATATCAAGGCTTCTGCAAAAGTCACAGAAGCGCAGGAGAAAGTAAACTTTGTTGCACAGTCAGGCATCGATGTTTTTGGTGAGTTAGGCAAAGAATTCGCAGGAGCAGCTGCTGAATCAGCCAACACCTTCCAAGGCAAAATGGATCGCTTGAAAATTGCATTTGATGAAACCAAAGAAACCGTCGGTGCATTTGTATTAGATGCGATCACGCCATTGCTCGGATTTGTTGTGGACAAAATTGTCCCAGCCGTTGAATCATTTATCGGTGCCATGGGCGGTAAAGAGGGACTTGGCGAGGCTTTCAAAGGTGTTTCAGATTTTGCTAAAAAGATATTTACGCCTGTCATTGAAGCAATGAAAGATGCATTTGATAAAATCAAAAAGGTTGTTATGGATAACAAAGATGAATTTGAGGCTTTGTTTAAGTTCTTGAAAACCTTTGTTGCACCATTTTTGGGATTGGTTTTGAAGTTAGCCATTCAACAAATTGGCGACACAATTTCATTCGTGGTGGGTGCAATCGGAAAATTAATTACGGGATTTGAAAAAATCATTTCCTTGGGAGGCAAAGTCAAAGACTTGCTTGGCAAGATTCCGGGGCTTGGTTTTCTCAATGGCAACTCAGCGCCTCAAAATACTGGCAGTTTGTTTGTACCAGGTAGCAGTCCAAACATTGCTCCTAACGGGCGCATGAATGGCGGGGCAACGGTGAACATCAATGTTTCAGGTGCAATCGATCCTATTAGTACTGCTCGACAGATTGCTCAGATTCTTAACACAGAGGCAACGCTCAGCGGAACATTTAGCAACCTTGGCGGATCTAGATTGGTTTCTAGCGTATGACCTGGAGTCCCAATCCAACAGTAACCATTGATGGAGTATCGTTCACAAATAAATCATTGTGGAACGTATCTGTATCTTTTGGTCGCACAACCATTTGGGAACAGTCTCGGGCAGGTTATGCAACTATCAGCATCCTAAACGCCAACAATCAAGACTTTGGGTTTGATATGAATCATGACGTGATAATCACGGTTGATGATTCAAACGGAGATCCAGTCACCCTATTTACTGGCAAAATCTCCAACGTGTCTAACAGCGTTCAAGCTGCTGGCACCAGCGCAACGGTTGCCATTCAGACGATCTCAGCCCTTTCAACTTTTGCTCAAATGGCTCGATCTGTTATCGGTGACACATCTTGGGCTAAAGAGTTTGACGATGCTCGAATGACTCGAATCTTTACGGATGCTGGGGTCACTATTGATACGGTGGACACTCCTCCCGTCTATGAGTTTACTGCCAGAAATGCCAGTCCAGCAGATGCGTATTCTTTAGCATCAGAATATGCAAGCATGGCATTTGGCTACATTTACGAGACCCCAACTGGGAGCGTTGGCTTTGCCAATGAGTCACGCAGATTCTTGGCAGAACGCGATAACGGCTATTTCAATATCCCAAAAGATTACATTCTCTTTAATGGTCTGCAAAGTCAGAAAACCTTATCTGACATCATGAATTCAATTATTATCAGTTACAAAGCCAATGCTAAAAAGACGGCATCCGATGCGGTATCGATTGCCAATTACAGCCTAGTTGCAGGATCAGTTTCAACGGAGTTAGAAAAAGGCTCAGATGCCCAGGTGCAGGCTGATCGATACATCACCCTAAGAGCGTATCCTCGAACCTCCCTCTCATCATTTACCATTCAACTAGACTCACCAAATGTCGCAGATGCTGATATTGATGAGCTGCTCAACATCTCCATGGACAAAGCCATCGAAATCGATAACCTGCCTTTGGCGATCAAGAACACAACCTATCGCGGTTTCGTAGAGGGCTGGACTTTTAGTTTCAACAACATTCAGGTAAGCCTGACTTTTGACAGTTCTGACGTGGCTTACTCAGTCACTCCAACACGCTGGCAGGATGTCGATCCAGCCCTTATCTGGAATGATGTTGATCCAGCAGTAACATGGGATACTTTCGATGACATATACTAAGGAGCAAAGAAATGGCTAATACGCCGAATTACAACTGGACTACGCCTGACAACACAGGATATGTAAAAAACGGCGCGCTAGACATGAGAACGCTGGGAAACGCAATCGATTCAACGACTTACTCACTGCAACTTTCAATCGAAAGTTTCATTCACCCTTTCCTATTGATGGGAGCATAAAGCATGGCAACAGCATATAAAATCTTGGGGCAAGCTGCTCCAGCAGCTACGACAGCGACAGACCTTTACACAGTCCCAGCTTCCACTAGCACAATCATTTCGTCTTTGACAGTATCTAACCGATCAACAACATCAGCGGCAACCTTTAGACTTTCGACAAGTGCAGCCGGTGCTGCAACTGCGGACAAAGATTATATTGCCTATGACATCACCATCGCTCCTAGTGGCATTGTTATCTTGACGGTTGGCTTAACTTTGGCTACAACTGACAAGGTTCGCGTTTATGCTTCAACTGCTAATCTTTCATTCAATGCTTATGGAACGGAGATTTCATAATGGGATTTACAGCGATTCCAGGTGGAGACATCTGGCTACAAATTGGCACTACACAGACTCCTACTAGCGGATCATCCGTTTCATTTACAAGCATCCCACCAGTAAAGAAGCTGCGTATCC